GTTTGTAATGATTCATTATACAAGTCTTTCATCAAAAAGTCAAGTTTTTCTTTATCGACTTCTGTTTCCAACGCCTCAATATATTTTGAGACTATTGACATTGTATCTTCTGCTGACTCAATATCTTCCATTCCTTCTTCCATAAAAATATCAGTAAGGTTATCAACTACCATTACATTTATTGGATCATTCTCTTCAATTTTTTGAACTAATTTTTCAAGTAAATATGAATCACTCTTTTTTTCAACCACAACTTTAACATAACAATTTTTGTATTCTGAATAGTCTTGATTTACAATATCTGTAAAATCTTTATTTTCATCATTATAATAAACTTTTTTATAAATTACAGTATCATTAGGTATAAATTCCAAATCTCTAGTTTCAGTATCAAAAATATGAAATCCTTTTTTATCTGCATAATCTTGCCATGTTAATTCATAGGGAGTACCAAGATAATAAACATTTCCATTATCAGATTTATGATGAAAATGTCCACTCAATACTGTATCAAATTTTTTAAAAATATCTGTATCCATACCACTATTACAATAAGCACCTCTATGCATTTCAAAACCATTAATTTCAAAATGACCAAACATAATAGATGATTTGCTTTGATTCATTGAATCTAAACATAATTGATAATTTTCAGAATTGATCCATGGCATGAATAGAATATTTAAACCATCGAATTCCATTTCCTTTGGTTCACTATAAACATTAAAATTATATTCTCTTAATAAGAGATCTGTGCTAGCAACATCATTTGTGTTTTTATAATATATGTCGTGATTACCCAAAATAAAATAACAGTTAAAGTTTTTGCATACATCAAAGAAGTCCTTTTTCCAAGTTGTTAAAGTGTGAAAGTTTATAAATTTTCTTCTATCAAACATATCACCTAAATGAATAATTGTATCAATTTTTCTATTTCTTATTGTGGGAAAAAATTGATTCCTATAAAAATTTAAAAAGTATTCATTAAATATTGTTGAATCATTTCTAGCTCCTGCATGTGTATCAGTTAGAAGTGCTATCTTCATTTTTTTCCTCTTCTTTAAATAAAGTTGCTTTTGATTTTTTTGATTTCTTTCTTTTGTATTCTTCAAAATTTTCAATAAAGTCATAAATTTCAGAAAATTTTTCCATAGTGACTTGATCCGTAGCAGTTGTCACAGTATCAGATGCTATGTAATCAACATTATCTTCTAAAAATCTATTCTTATCAATTGTTTTATATTTAATATATAATTGCTTTTTCTCCTTTTGTATTCTTCTTAAAAAAGCATAGTATATGATTTGTGTAAAATAGGCAAAAGGATTACTAGATTTTTCTGGATCAAAGTTATTCACATACTGTAAACAATTTTCAATACCATCAGATATCATATCTTCTCTAAAAGCGTAATTTATAAAATTAGGTCTATGAGATAATTTTTCTGCAATTAACATAAAACACTCTCCAATATAATCTGGTAAAATGGGAGAATCTCTACCATCAGCTTTTGCTTCAAAATATGTTAATCTATACGCCTTCAATTCTTCTAAAAATCTTTGATTGTTTACATAATGTTTTGATGCCATAATACTCCTTACTTTATTAATTAAATCATAGATATAGTATAACATAGCATATTAAAATAGTCAAGATTCTTATTTTAACTTGACAATTGAAAATACTACGCTATAATATCAGTGTTATCCTTTGAAGTTAATATTACGTATCTTATAAGGAAAATTTTCTTCATTATATAATTTAATTCTTTCTTTAAAATGATTTAAAGTAAAATTTGTTTTACTCTTCCATGTTAAATCATCACTAATATCATATAAAGTTGCAATTTCTTTTGATTGGCTTTTTCGCAATCCCCTACCTATAGATTGTAGATTTCTTATCCTTGATTTAGAAGGAGAAGCGAACACAATGTTATGAAGTTTCCTAATATTGACGCCAGTACTATATACACCATAACTTGCCACGATAATGGCATTTTCTGATTGCTCTGTAATTCCTCTGAACTGCTCTCTTTGTTCTGTTGCTGTTCCTCCAAAAATAAAAAAAACTTTTCTGTCATCATTACAACTCTCCTCGATCAATTCATATAGATCTTTTCCATGTTTAACTAGAGAAAATAAAATTAAACTATTTCCTTTTAGCGTCAATGCTAAATTTTTGATAAAAGTATTTCTATTTATATTTGATGTTAAAAAGTCCAACTCTTCTTTGTATTTAAATTTTTTTACAGACTCACATATATCATCTGTATATTGAAGAACCAAAGACTCTATCTTAAAAGGTGATAATATTTTTTTATCTATAAGATCTTTAGTTGTTGTTGACTTATATACTTTTCCAAATAAACCTTCTAATACTAATTTGTGTGTTTGTGTTCCATCTAATGTTCCTGTGCATCCTATTCTATAATCAGCATTAATACATTTTGTCATTATACTAGTGAGAGATTTTGATTTAAATCCATGTGCTTCATCACCAAATACTGTATCAAATTGAGAGAAATAATTTTCTTTCATTTTATATATACTTTGCCAAGTAGATATTATAATAGGTTTTTCTGATACTTTATCTTGACCTGCATATACAACATGACAATTATTTTTATTTGACCAACCATTGTTTTTAGAATAATCTCCAAAATCAGTATACATTTGAGATGTTAATGATGTTGTAGGAACAATTAATAATATTTTTTGTTTGTTTAATACATCTTGTAAATATCTAATAAGAAGATATAATATAAATGATTTACCTGAAGCAGTTGGAGAAACTAATAACATTCTTTTAAAAGTTATACCAGTTCTCATTGCATCAAACTGATAATCGTGAGGATCAAAAGGAAGATTTAAACTTACCACATAATCAAATAAATCTTCATCAGTTACTTTAATAAACTCATTTACTTGACTTACATATGGATAATTTCTTTTTTTAGAAAATTGTTCTACATATGGAAGTAAACCATAATATAATTTTTGATCATATGGACTGAATAATCTTATTTTACCATCCCACAATTTATTTCTAAACGCTGGCATGAATTGAAACCCTGGAACACTAAAAGTAAAATAATCTGCCAGTTCTTGTAAAACTGAAGGATTGGATTTTACCCTAATATATGCTTCATTTATTTTTGATATGAATAAAGTATCAATGTTCTGGATTTGTGAATTTATGCCACTCGATTGCATTCTTTATATTCCATGTTCTTTGTGATATTTCTTTAATAATAGATTCCAGATATTTAATTATCTGTTCATGATATTCCATTTTTAATTTTGTGTTTTGATATTCTTGATCACCATCAATAAATGCATTGATATCATCTTTTGTAAACTTTTGACCTTTTTTAACTGGAAACACTTGATTTTTATTTTCATCAATACTTATTCCAGTATAATAAGCCCATAATTTTTTTCTTATAATATTCTGTTGACTTTCAAGATATTTAAAAGTTAAAATTTCTTGATTAAGTATTTTAAAATATTTTTGGTGTAATTGTGGTATTTTTAATGATTCACCTTTTAAATCAACAGAATCAATCTTGCTGTCAGATTCCCACAGCAATTCAATTTCTTCAATTTTCATATTTTATTTTATATCATTAATTTCAAAAGACCTGTAAGAGAATGTTGCATCAGCCATAAGATATTGTACATCTTCTGTTCCCGCATCAAATTGTAAACTTGCTAATTGTGTAGGAAAGGCATCTTTAAATTTAAATTCAATTTTTGGTGTTTGTGCACCTGTTAAAACTATAAGTGTTGCATCAGATATAATACCTGACATAGGACCTGGATTTTTTGGATCTGATTTTTTAACATTTTCATACTGTTCAAAATTATCAGGAAATCCTATACCTTCCATCCATCCAAATATTTCTTTATAGTTTTCCATATATTCATCAACAATAAATCTAATTATTAATTCTTGAAATTCAACTCTATCACCTGGAAATGGTATTGATACAAAAGGAGTTTGAACTGGAACACCTGATACTGTTATTCCTGGCAAAGTTACACCTTGACAAAAATAATTAGTGTTAGGTAATTTATTGATATTAAATTTAAACCCAACAGGTGAAAGATAACTTAGATTTTCTGGTTGCTTAAACATAATGTATATAGGGAGACTTTTAATCTCCCTATTTTATATTACTTTTTTTGGTAAATACCCCAAAGAATCCAGACAGCAACTAAGCCAACTAGTCCTTCAGAACCAAGGGATTTAACTAAACTAACTACTGAGCCTACGACATCGATTCCGAGAAATGGAACCGCCGCACCAAAAAGTACTTGTAGTACTACGCCAAGTGCAATAATAGCAAGTCCCAATTCAGTAATTGATCTAATCCAACCTAATACTCTGTCTATCATATAGTCTCCTTTATTTTAGATTGTTAGTAATATTTAGGTGGGTTTAAAAAGGGCATAAAAAAAGGGAAGCCCCAAGAAAAATAGGCTCCCCCTTTTTAAAAATAGATTACATCAAGTTCTTAACTTTGACTAATCTGTAATAAACATTGTCTTTACCAGGTGTGCTCGCGCTACCATCTCTTTGGATGGAACCATCAGCATCACTTGTAGCGAAAGGATTAGCTACCATGCCATAACGAGTTTTGAACCCGATTCTTGGCTGGAAGTTATCTTCACCAATTGCTCTTACCATTTGTAATGGAACATAAGGACAATAGAAAAGACCCGCATCGTATGGACTTGATCCTTTGTAACCTACAATCATGTAGTTTGTTACTGTGTTTGCAGCAAATGGATCAATGTATACTTTATATCGACCATTGAGAACACCAGCAAAAGTATTACCAGTATCATCAACATTAATTCCGGTTTGTAGTGCAGGAGTATAATCAAGAACACCAGCCATTTGAAGTGCAGATGCAACATCAGATGCACAAATGATCATGTTACCCTTACCTCTACGTGTATCTTTTGCGATTTGGTTAGCTTCACGTTCAATCTGGAACATTAGTCCTTTGAACTTTTCAACTGACCATCGACCATTAGAGTCAACATCAAGGTCAAACTCACCAGGATTAGCTGTTCCATATGCAGCGCCAGCCTTAGCGGATGAACCAATGGATCTTACAACTTCTCTGTTAATCTCAGCAAGAATTTCAGCGGAAAGAATATTAGCCAATTCTGTTTCAGCATCCAAACCATGAATAGCTTTCAAGTCTTGAGCCAATTCCATTGAATATGCACCTTTGAGTGCTCTACTTACTGCTGTTACAGTAACCTTCTCAATCGAGAAAGACATTTCTGGAATACCATCACCATTAACTGCAGGATCATTAGCACCTCTAAGTTCTGCATTATTTGTTTGCATACCAGTAATGGAATTATAACCATTTGCATCAACTGGATTTTCACCAGTATCAGCGGCATAGTCAGTAGTATTAGCGGATGAAAATCCAGTTTCAGCTTCATTGAAAAGAGCTTCATCACCTGGATGTCCAGAAGTTCCACTATATCCACCATATCTAGCTCTCATCGCAAAGATAAGTCCAGTAGGTCCTGTCATTGGTTGAACACCACAAATGTCATAAGCAACCAAGTTTGGCATCGCACGTCTTACGAGTGAGATCAAAACTGGATCGTAAATATCTACAGGTCCTGTTCCAGCGGTAGAACTAGAACCAGCCATGACCGAAGATGGTCCTGATTCTGCCAACAATCCCA